GTGAGAGTGCCGGTTGCAGTTTAATCCCCACCTCCACCGGGGAACCTGTACCGGGTACTAGCGCCGACGCTCACAGGTACTCGTACCTACCTCCTAGGAGGGCGTGAGCCGGTTTTCGCCGGTAGTGCTCAGGCACTACTTCGCATCCCCGAAGGGCTCCGCTAACGGCACCCGACGAACCTCTACCACCGCCGACATCCTCATCGCTTTCTCCTACCTTGCGCTGATCCTGGACAGCATCAGCCAAGCTTGTTCAAGTGGCCTGACTCATCGACCCCCTGGTCTCTGAGCCAACCAACCGGAGGAGGAAAGACCCCAGGAAGGATGATCACCCTTATCCTGACCGAAAGATCAGGGTGATCATCGCTCCATGTCTGCGATCCCAACTTCACAAGGGGGAAGCCTGCTCTCTGCCAAAAACGGAGAACAGGCTCTCTCCACCTCCACTCCCACTGCGGCTCCGAAAAGCCGAGGCGGACGGGGCGAAGGCGTCCTTCATCGGGACCGACCTTTAGCCGGGTAGCGTAAGGAACGCAGCGAAAACCTCTCGCAAGAGAGATTCCTTCACGCTGAGCTGCGTCAGAGAGATGATTATAGAGAGGGAACAAGGCAGAGGGAGGCCCGTGATCGCTGGGAATCACACGCCAATGCCTTCGTACACCCTCCTCCTCAATCTCGGGATCCGCACGAAGGGCTCTACGGAACCAGCCCTTCTTAATGAGCACAGACCTAAACCTCGAAGGTACTGTAGCCACACAGATCCCGCGAAGAGTAATAGCAGCCCTAAGACTGTAAATCACTCGATGCAGAACCCCAGGCGGCAACAAACCCAGACCCTCGATAAGTCTGCTAAGGAGACAAGAAGGTGAGTCATCCTCCATGAGACAGGAAAGAACGGGCTTCCTGACTGCGCGGATCTTCCCAGTGGGCCCCAACAAAAAGGACCTACTGTTAAGCTCCACAAAGACCGACGAAACGCCTGTCTTCTCACGGTTGACGACCAGACCGAAAGCGGAAGTGACGGCCACCCACTCATCATAGAACAGGGTATCGCCCGCAAAAGCGATATCGTCCCCGTTGATGATGGGTACTTCCAGCCGCAGCTTACCGGTCCTTCTCCGACGGAGAGAGCATGCCAAGTCGTAGCACGCTTTGTTGATCAGACAAAGCATGGGAAAACTTAACAAATTTCCTTGCATCGAACCTCTCCGAATGGGATGGGAAATCCCCTTCTTCGAAACCCAATGCATGTCCTCCGCCTTGAAGCTCCGCCGTAGAGCTTCAGCCTCCTCAGGGAGGAGATAGGGTGACGATGCGAGGACCTCCGAGATCGCCTCGGTGACCTGGAGGTAAATATTATCAGTGGCCGCGGTGTAATCCCCACTGATAAGGTCCTCGCCATCCACACGACCGTCAAGAACCCGACGGACATGTTCCTTCCCGACGTCTCCACGAACAAGCCACTTACGTGACGACAAGAAGTCATAAAGACATTCGTGGACAGGCCGGAGCACCCTCTTAACATAAGCTGACTGCATCGTCACAACCCTGAACTTTCCCTTGGTCTTGGCGACTCCGACGCGGAGCCCATAGCGATCAGGGGGGAAGATTCCATGCGGGCAATCTTCCTCAGCCGACGAGACAGCTAATGTCCCTCCCTGCCCTGCGGGGATTTCCAGGCAACCATTCTGGTCTGGAACCTGAACGGAAGACCTGTACGTCTCCATCCTCCTCGCCCACTGAGAGCCAACAAGGCGGGATACCTGTTGGACGAGCTCTCTCAGCGGTTCCTTACTCCAGCTCGTAGGAGCAGCAGGGTCGACGGCGGGGTCTACGGCAACACGAGATTGCCAGGCCCCTCGAGCCGCGCCGGCCGCCTTCCTATCACAAGGC